AGTGTTCGTGCGCCTCGTCCACCTGTTTTAAGATTTGTATCATAACCAATAATTCCACCCTCAATAATCATTCCTGCGAATAAGAGCGGAGCAATTCCTGTTGGTTCTTTACCTTCTGCATCTGCATAATCTTGTCTTGCAGAACGAATAATTTGTCTTTCACGAACCAAATGGTCTAGACCTGTTCTTTCAACAACTCTGAACCATGTACCTTGACCAGCACTTTTTAATGCATCTATCAACATTGCACTAGACCCTTGGGTTACTGCTGTAGAAAAAGATGCATAAGAATCTAATTGTTTTCTTTGACCTGTTAGGTCATTGAATTGATAAACTGCTACGATGGGTTTTTCTTTTGCTGGTGGTAGATTTAATAAATCTATGTAAGCTGGAAGTCTAATTGCATGAGGTGATTCGACACAAATATATTTTCGTGTCCATGCTTTTGCAACACCTGTAACAACATCTTTTTTCCAACCTTCACCATACTTACCAGTTTCATATGCACAATCTGCTGGGTTTTCTGACCACTTAGGAAATGATGCACATCCTGTAAGTATTGAGAGGGTTAATATAAGAAACCATTTCATTCTTATCCCCCATCTCCTGTACCAGAACCATCGTCTCCGAAGTATCCTGTACCGATAGGTATTTCTATGACTGTTGATGAACCATCTTCTGCAACAATAGTCATTCTAATGAACTCTGAACCATCTGCATTGGTTATAACTTCATATGTAACTGTAGAACCTTCTAAGACAAATGAACCAAATCTTACACCTTGGTCATTTGAAAACATAGATTCAACTAATTGTTTTGCCATTTGAGCGTAGATACGGCTTTCAAGGTTTCTAATAAATTTTGCAAGCGTTGTATTATCTGCTTCTCTTTCTGCAGCTTTCTTTGCAGCTGCTAAAGCATCCTCTATTTCTTTCTTACGCGAGAACTCTTGGTTTTCTACTGTAAGATAATGTGATGCAGTCCCTATTCCACTAAAACTAGGGTTTTTAAATTTGTGTTTAATCTCATCAGCTATCAATCCTTGAGATAATGTCATCAATATTATTGAACCAAAAAGTATTGATGTTATTAAATATCTATTCATTTTCCTGTTTTCTCTCTTGCATTTTGTTCTTCTAATGCTAATATATTATTTTGGTCTTCAATTAGTTTCTGTCTTTCACGATACTCTAAGACCACATTAATTTTTTGTTGGAGTCTAATCATGTCTTGGTCAAGCATTCTTAACTGGTCAGTAAGTTTGATGGAACTTGCAAACATACGACCCAATGCTGGTTTAACTTCTACAGTTATAAACTTCCATGTAAAATATATGAAGTAACCCATCCCTAATGCCATTGCGACTGGGAATCCGAACTCTGCAATTATTTGTGCAATTTTGTCCATTAGTCTCTTCTTGCATCGATTTTCCCATCTTCCACAAAGTTTTCTGCTCTTGCAACCCTATCAATAGGTGGTGTCAACTCTAATGCACTACTAACAAGTAAATCGATTCGTAATATGTCGTTATTCATGACCGATGCACGAGTTTCCAACATTTTAATTATATTTTCAGTACTTTGTATCTGTCCAATTACAGAATCAAAGATATATTTCATACTCAGAAAGATAAAAAATGCCATGACGACTGCACCAAATATAGGTACACCCACTTCACTCATAAAGTCTAATAATGACATAATCTCTCCTGTTCGTAAGTATTTATACTTTGAGAGGTCTTAAAATGGTAATATTACCAAATTAAAATGTCATAGAGACACCACACCCACATGTAGCTTCTACATTTGGGTTGATAAATTTGAATTCTTCGTTTATTCCAGACTTAACATAATCAAGTGTCATGTTATTGAGGTAAGGTATTGATGTTGCATCAATATGAATTGTGAACTTACCAAAATCTAGTATTTGGTCGTTAGGTTCAGAGGTAGTGTTGTAGTCAAATATGTATTCATATCCACCACATCCACCACCAGTGATTCCTAGTCTGATTCCAGACACACCTTTTTCTGCTGTTCTTTCTAATAACTTAGAAATTGCAGAATCAGTTAATTCGACATTAACTGTCGGCTTTGAGTATACGATAGGCTCCATAGACAAGTCCTGCCCATGCCAACCATTTGACCACTGGGCCAAGTAATAGTACTCCAAGTGAAATTCCAACTATAACAGTACCATCTAATGACGACAACTCTCCTAGTCTTCCTTTCATGTATTCCTTAATGAAATTAATATCCATTTATTAATACTCCTCTATTTAAACTCAGCTAGATTTCCAGAAGTATCTCTAGTAACTATATTAACTAGACCCTTACCTTGTCTTCTAATCAACTCGTTTTTCACCTTTTGCTTGAGTTTTGGTTTAGTGTTGTCATTATTATAACATTCTAATAACTCTTTCAGAGATTGAGTCTTCATGTAGTAATGTGTAGTAGTAACTTTTTTAGTTCCTCTTTGCATCACTTTTTGGGTAGGTTTATACTTAACTGGCATAGTATGAGTATTTATAACAATCTAGATTTTCATACCTATTTGTCAAGTATGTTACAGAATTGTGACAGTTATGTGACTAAATATACATATGAACATAATTAATATACTAGTATTAATGTCGTTGCCATTTGGTATCGTAGGATGGTACATTCTGTTTAATGATACAACTGATAGGTCAATATGGAAGAAGATTCATTCTTTCATGAAATGTGGTAGACTTCATAAAGTTATTAGAAAATCTCTTACTTAGAATTTACTTTCTTGTATAAATCGTCAAGGTCTTCTTCGAGGGATTTAATACGCTCTTCTAAAAGTGGATGTTTCTCAAACCACTTCAATTCTTGTTTGATTATATCAAGACCTATTTTTTCTTCTAAGTACTTATCTATTTGTAGTATTTTAGGATGATTCTTTACATATGGTATCATAAGAACAACCTTAAATAGAATTGTTAATATCTTAAACATTACTTGTTAACTACACCAATGTTGTACTTTGGAATCAAATCCCATTCGGATTTTTCTTTATGTGGAAGGACTTTTATCTGGGACATTGGTGCTATTGGGTCTTTATGGTTATTAGATATAACCTTGAGTAATCCCCATTCTTCTAAAAGTTTTGCAATTGCATTTCTTCTACCGATATCAGATTCAATTAGAGAGCTATCTTTACCATCTAGTAAAAACAATTCTTTAAAATGTACGAGATAGTATCTACCTCTTTTGTGAAGTATGTGGCAAGATTGGTAAAGTATTTTTTCTTTTCTGGATGCAACACCGATTCGTGTTAAGGTTTCTTTAACTTTTAAAAAATCATCCTGTTGTTTTAACTCTACCTCTACCATGTTGGAGAGGTCGTAACTCATTACTGTCTCCCACCTATTTTCATTCTCTCTTTCATAATTTTTATTTCCTTTGCAGTTAGAATTTTATAATATTCTTCTGCTTTAGATATCGAACAGTCATAATAACTTTGGATGACTTTCATATCTTCCAATACTCTAGGTTTACTCCATTTAGAGAACCTTTTTCTTTTTCTAAGAGTATTTAGGAAATAATGAAATTGAAGAGTCGAATCTAGGTGAGACTTCGAGTTCATTTCGTTAACATACATGATACAGTCTTGGTGATAACTAAGACTTTTGTTGGTAAGGAATGCTGAATAACCTTTATTTGCAACCTCATCTACCATGATATCTTTCTTGGTATAGGTTACTGCATTTACAAAATCAAATGGGTTCATTCAAAAAATCCTTCTAAAGAACTAGAAAAGTGTTCTTCTAGTTTGTCTTGTTTTCCTTGTAGTGGTAACCAGTATAACATAAAATCCTCATATGTCGATACCGATGCAAGACCTTTTGAATTTGTTAGAGTTGGGTCTTCTACATATTTGTTTACCCAGTCCATAAAGTGTTCTACTACTTGCATTTGATTAAAGAATGGTAGTAGTTTAGAACCATCAAGTCCTATGTCCGAGTTGTATAATCTATTCTTCTCTACATTCTTGTCACTCCATTTTGTAGATTCTTGTATCAAGAAATCGAAATCATTGATACCGAATTGTTGGAATGCACTTTTGTTTGACTCATATAAGTCTGCAAATACTGGTACAAGTTGTGTTTTATAAAGTTCTTCTTTTGACTTCTTAGTTCTAGCTGGACTATCCATATCGATATTGTTCCAGTCTTTGTCTCGATATCTGGAAAAGAACCATGAGTTTGCTTGGGTAGATGAATCATAAGATATATTCTTTACAAAATCAAAGTAGTTTGGTGACACAAAGAATGGTATCATCATTTCATGTGAACCTACACCCAAT